AGTTAACGGACTACATCGATAGTGCGCGTGAGCGAGTAGTCAGAGACACGGGGTGTTTACGCACCCTACAAATTACGCAGACCCCGTTATCTACAACGGGAGTAGCAGCTACTGCATGGGCGGCAAGCACCCCTGTAACAGCCGGTGAGTTCTTGTTCTCCAACATCTTCATCTATCAGGTGATTACTAGCGGGACAACTGACACTTCTCCCCCGCCTTACCCGGCATCTGGCGCTACGTTTCCTCCTACTGCCCCGTTCACCAACGGTACGGCAACGCTGCAATACTCCAGCAATGCGGAAATAATTACTTACGCTGCCATGCCTAACGGTCAGTACACGTTAGACATCATGAATGTCAACTTGTATTGGGGGAACAGCCGCATTCCTCTGCGCTACTTGCCGTGGACAAACTTTAATGCCCAACTGCGTTACTGGCAGAACTATGTTGGCAGGCCTATTTGTTTTTCAACGTATGGTCAGGGTCAGATTTACATCTCTCCTATTCCAGACCAAAGCTACTACATTGAACTAGATACGGTAATCATGCCTACGCCGTTGCAGACCTCTGCACCTAGCGTTACTGACACTATCGTTGCTCCGTACACTGGCCCTGTAGCTTTCTACGCAGCTTACAAAGCTAAGTACAAAGAACAAAGCTACGGTGAGGCTGAAATCTACAAACAAGAGTACGGCAAGCAAGTCAATGCTGTGCAGAACTCCGTATTCACGCGCCGCATCCCTGACCCTTACTCTAGCCCGTACTAATCATGGCAGCAGCAGAGCAAAAAAAGTCGTATGCTGTCGTCAAGAACTTCACTAGCCTAAACACCAAGGCTAATAGAACGGCGATAAAAGAGGACGAGTTCGCGTGGATTGAGAACGCTATGCCAATTGGCTTTGGCAACATCAAGATTGTCCCTTCCCAAGCCGCTGTCAAAGACACTGGTGGCAACGTCATTGCGTTTGCAAACACGGTCAGCTTCCTTACTTCTGCCAACATTGATGTTAATGATTACATCCTTGGGTTTGAAGCTAACGGCAGGGCGCAGTACGTCAAGTTAGATTCCAGCACTGTTGCAAACATAGGCAATGTAGCCTCTGCGGGTACATTCTCTTCTGGCAATGTATCTGCTTCCCAATACAAGAACCAGCGCGTCATCATTGGTGACCCAGACAAAGGATTGTTTACTTGGGATGGAGCCAATGTCTCTAGCATAGGTGCTGTAGGCTTTATAGGCGTTAGAAATTCAGGCTCTGGTTATGTAACAACCCCTAGCGTTACCCTTTCTGCTCCGCAAGAAACTACCGGCAATGTGCAGGCTACCGCTGTAGCAACTATCTTAGCTAATGCAGTTAGCACAATCACTTTGACAAACGCTGGTCAAGGCTACACGCTCCCTCCTACTGTCACTATCTCTGGTGGTGGAGCAAACACTAACGCTACCGCTATTTCCTCGCTAGTCACGTTTAAGACCGGCACAGTGTCTGTAGTGATAAACACATCTGGCACGGGATACACAAACTCTTCTAACGTCACAGTAACTATAGGAGATGCAACCGGCTATACAACCCGCGCAACTGCCAACGCTATTGTCAGCGGAGGTCAGATTACCCAGATTTTGATGTCTAACCCCGGTGCTGGATACACCTCTACGTCCAACGTAGCGGTGGTCATTGCTGACAGCACTGGTGTACCCGGCTCTGGTGCTACTGCTACCGGGGTAATCAACCTTGACCAGATAGTAGATGTTTCTACGTTCTCTGGCAGGGTGTGGGTAGCGGCTGGACGTACTGTGTATTACTCTGCTGCGGGTAGCTACAGCGACTTTACCTCTGTGTCTGCTGGTTCTTTAACTCTGACAGACTCCACTCTGCACGGAAACATTAAAGGCACACTGTCTGCCAACAATTTCTTGTACATTTTTGGTGATGACAGCATCAACGTGTTCTCGGATGTGCGGGTTACCACCAGTGGCGCAACCCTGTTTACCAACACCAACGTAAGCGCCAGCGTAGGTACAAAACGTATATACGCCATCTTCCCGTACTTCCGTTCCGTTCTGTTCATGAACGACTACGGTATTTACGCTCTGGTTGGCTCTACTACTAGCAAGATTTCAGACCAACTAGACGGTATCTTCCCGTACATAGATTTCACTAAGCCTGTGTCTGCTGGTCAGGTGTTGCTAAACAATATCTTGTGTGCGTCTTTCTCCTTTACCTACAATGACCCGCTCTCTACTACTCGCGCTATACAAGCGGTGTTCTTTGAGAAAAAGTGGTTTATCACTAGCCAAGGAAGCCTGACTTACATTACGTCTGTACCCCTGTCCGGGTTGATTAACCTGTACGGCACTACTGGCACAGACCTCTACCGCTTGTACAGTGACTCTACCGGCAATGTAGCCAGCACCATTCGCACGGCCTTGATGCCTATGGGTGACCCCATCCGCACAAAACAGGCTTTGAAGTTTGGCATAGAGGCCACACTTGCCAACGCAGCTTCTATCAACGTAACCGTAGATAGTGAAAGAGGTTCTAGCCCGGTTTACACGCTAGACAACAGTGTTATTTGGTATAACAATAGCGGTGCAGCTATACCTTGGAAAAATAACACTAACGTAACTATTGGTTGGCTTACGTCCAACGGTTACGCCCTGTACAAGAGTGACGCGCAGCAATACGGCAAGTATTTAGGCTTGACCATCACAAGTAACAGCGCCAGCTTTGTGTACAACACGTTTGAGTTTGAACATGAATTGAGAGTGAGGTTCTAAATGGCAGTCCCATATACATTCGGTACGGCAACATCGTCTATTCCGTTGTCGCAGCTTGACAGCAATTTTGCTACCGTTATCACGTTAGGCAACACGGCTATCCAGTTGGGTAACACCGTGACTACGCTTAACAACATGACGCTTGCTAACGTCACTATCAGCAGCGGCAATGTCACGTTAACAAACGTAACTATAACTACTGCAAACGTAACTACTGCAAACGTAGTGACGCTGATTGTTACTGGCAATGAGACTGTGCAGGGCAACACCACTGTAACAGGCACGGCAACGGCTGCAAAACTTATCCCCACTGGCACTAGCGTAACGGGTAACGGGATGTACTTGCCTGCTACCAACTCTGTAGGCATCTCTACGGCAGGAATAAACGCTGTCTATATAGACGCAAGCCAGAACGTAGGGATAGGGACGAGTTCTCCGGGTGCTGGTAGTGGGCTAACTACTAGGTTGGATGTTGTAACCGCAAGTGGTACTGCCACCCGCATTGGGTTGGCACAAACAGGTGTAAACAGCGCGGGTGTTGTTATACCTGCTAGTGTTGGCGCACTTGCTTTTGAAGTCGGAGCCACAGAACGCATGCGTATCGACTCCAGCGGTAACGTACTTGTCACTTCCGCTGCCGGTCTTGGCTACGGCACAGGCTCAGGTGGTACTGTTACACAGGCTACAAGCAAGTCAACTTCAGTTACTTTAAATAAGCCTACTGGTCAAATTACGATGAACAATGCGGCTTTGGCAACAAACACAACCGTTTATTTTAATTTTAATAACAGCTTAATTTCAACCACTGATAGTCTTATTGTCACAAAAAACAATACGGGCAGCAGTAATCAAAGTTATCAAATTTTTGTTGATTTAGTGGCATCAGGAAGCGCAATTATTGCTGTAAAAAATACTACCGCAGGTTCATTATCTGAAGCATTATTAATCAACTTCGCAATCATCAAAGGAGCAACATCATGAGTTATTTAGCAGCAGTGTGTCACGATATTAAATCAAACACGCTTGAAGCCACATGGCTAGAGGAAACGGAAACGGAACTCAAGCGCGTTAAGTGCCGCAACTACTCTGCCGAGCAGAAGGATGAGTTTCTTGCTGACTGTGGTGCGGATGGTCAGAAGTACACAGACTTAGCAGGGTGGTAATGAACTCCCTCATCACATCCCTCACTGACCGCATTGCGGCGCTGGAAGCACGATGAACACTACTTGGTCAATCAATCAAATGAAGTGCCTTCCACAAACAGAAGGTAGGACAAGTGTTGTTACAGAGGTTCACTGGATATGTTCTGTTGAACAAGAGCAAGATGACCAGACTTACTCTGCCTCTGACTTTGGTGTATGTGAGTTTGTCTACAAAGGCGGTAACTTTGTAGAGTACAAAGACCTCACGCCTGATGATGTACTTGCTTGGGTGTGGTCTAGCAGTGTAGAGAAGAGCGATGTAGAGGCAAAAGTAAAACTCAAGATTGCTGATTTGATAAACCCGCCTGTGGTTTCACTGGCACTACCTTGGAGTCAAGCATGAGCGTAAATGCACCTTTTTGTCCATCTGGTAACACAGTTGCGTTTACCGCAGCCACTAGCGTTCCTACGCCTGTGCAGGCCTTATCTAGCACGTTAGGCGGTAACCAGTACCGTGTTCTTAACGCAGGCTCTGTGACTGTGTTTATGGGTGTAGGTACTACCTCTGCACAAGCAGGCAATAGTGCGGTTGCTGTCACCAGTACGGGTAACAGTATTCCTCTACTTGCGGGTACAGACGAAATCCTTACCTTTCAACCCAACGCTTACTTCACAGGCCTGACAAGCACTAGCACGGCTGTGGTGTATGTGACCCCCGGCGACGGCTCGTGATACTAGGTATTAACCCATGATTTTTTATTCTCATGTTCAATGTGAAGCTGGTTGTGATGGTCTTGACAAAGCCATGTCACATCAAGCCTCATGTCTGGAGCATAAGAAGAATGATGTGCTTGAGCCTTCTCTCCGCAAAGAAAACATGGTTGCCTTGCAATTTTTCCAGTTCTTAAAGCGTAGTTTATTGCGTTTTTTGCAGCCATTTTTTCTTTTGGAGGCTTGTATCTTGCGTTTGCTATGCGGCCTTTTTCAGTTTTTTTGTAGCGTTTTTTTACTTCTGGATTTTGTTTTTCAAGTTTTCTTCGTAGTTTTACTTCGGGTTTTTGTCTATGTTTTTTTACGCATTCGTTACGGCATGACTTGCATTGATGCAAATAACCGTCAGTCATATATGGATGTCTTGAAAAACTATCAATTGGTTTTGTTTGATGACACCAGTTGCAAACTTTATTCATACAAAATCCTTTCATCGGTAGATGGAGTTTAACACATGTTAAAGACGGTAAGCGGTCTAGGTAATCTTGTTGGCGCTCTTGTCTATAAAGGGACTTGGGATGCCAGCTCTAACACGCCTACGCTTACCTCTAGTGTTGGAAACAAGGGTGACTACTACTACGTTTCTGTAGCTGGTAGCACTAACCTTAACGGCATCACCGATTGGCAGATAGGTGACCTTGCCGTATTCAACGGTACTGTATGGCAAAAGATTGACAACACGGATGCTGTGCAGTCTGTCAATGGTCAGACGGGTATTGTTGTTCTAGATGCCAACAGTGTAGGCGCTACTGCCAACACTACCTATGTCTTATCCAGTGGTTTACTTACTGGTGGTGGTAGGCTAAATGCTAACGTAACACTAGGTCTTACCAGCGTACCTGTGGCTAATGTGCCGGGTGCTGTGCCTAATACTGTCAACGTCTTAACCTCTGGACTCCTTACTGGTGGTGGCCCACTTACCAGCAATGTGACTATCGGGTTGACTACCGTACCCATAGCCAATGTTCCTAGTGCTGTTCCCAACACTGTAAACATCATTGCAAGTGGATTGTTAACAGGCGGTGGCAACCTCTCTAGCAACGTAACCATAGGTCTTACCACTGTTCCTATTGCAAATGTGCCTAGCGCAGTACCCAACACGGTCAATGTGATAGCAGGAGGACTGCTTACTGGTGGTGGCAACCTGTCTGCTAACGTTACCATCTCACTAGCCAACGTACCCAACGCCAACGTCACAGGCCTTGGCAACATGGCTTTGCAAAACTCTACCAGTGTGACTATCACTGGCGGTAACGTAAATGCACAGACTACCAACTTCACAAGCACTACGTCTTCTAGTGCAACATTTGCAACGTCTAGCTTGTTGCTAGTGCCTGCTGGATTCTTTAGTTTTGACCTTAACGGCACAGTAGTAAAAGTGCCTTACTACGCTGTTTGACATGGAACAAGACACTAATAACACATCTTTTGTAGACTTGCTCATTATTTGGGCAGGGACTATTGCAAGTCACTTTACATCGTATGACTTGATGGTGTGGGCTACTCTCATCTTTACCGTGCTAAAGATTTACATTCTTATCCGTAATGAGTTCTTCAGAAAAGGTGGGGACGAACCTTGAACATGGATGTTTTAAGTTACGTCAAGTTTGGCGACAAAGATGGCCTTGCGGAGATGCTGTTTGAGAACGGTGTGCAGCATCGTTTGTTTCACCAGATTATTACTGATACGGGAGTGACCTACCCTAAGTATCCTATAACAGATGCCAGCCCCGAAAACCTTGATGACTGGCTGTTTGTGCATAACCAAGAGCATGAGTCTCTAGCTTCTATCCTGACGCTTGACAATCCGTTTCAGTTGTTAGATGCTGATTGGAATGTAGAAGAAGACTTCTATGATTGGTTAGGTGTACACCTATCTATTCACGAACAAATAGCAGCCGCCTTAGGAGTTTAATATGGATGCCAACATTGCACAAATTATTGATGCTGACAACGCAAAAAACAATGCGGGTAGGAATATCTCTATTGATAAAGTAAAGCAAAACTTTGATATGTATGTAAAACAAGGTGGATTGCACACTGTTATTGGAAAAGTTTTAATCATTTTTCGCCCTTTGCAAGACGGAACAATTGAGTTTCATACGGTCAACGGTGGCAGCGGAGAAGATTTAACTACAAGTTTGACTGAGTTTTTGACCAAATTGCGGGGCAAAGTTAAGGGTGCTGTAACACACTATGACAACCCCAAAATCAATGAATTAGCTAAGTATTCTCCTGTACCTGCAAATGTCAAAAAGATAGACCAAGGTATAGACCGTACATACGAAATGACTTTTGACTTGAAAGGTTAAAAATGGGCGCACTTAAAAAATTAGAAGATGCTGCTACAGAAATTTTCCAACCTGTAGAAAAAGCCATATCCAAAACATTAACGGATATTTTCCAACCTGTTGAAAAATTTGTAAATAAAAATGCCGCAGTAATTGCGGCTGTTGCATTGTCTGTTGCTTTGCCTGGTATTGGTTCTGCTATAGGTAGTCAATTGATGGCAGCGGGTATTGTTACTGGTGAAGCGGCAGCAACGTACATTGGAACTGCTATTGCAAGCACGGCTGCTCAAGTGGCTCAAGGTGTACCAATCGAACAAGCTCTTAAAAATTCTATAGTAACTGCAACAGTAAGCGGGTATTCTCCTGCTGCTGCAAAAGAAATCAATGCCGTTATTGGTAATCCAGCCGTGTCAGACATGATTACATCTGCTGGTGCTTCTGCGTTAAAAACTGCTGCGGCAGGTGGAACAGAACAAGACATTATCAACAACATGACAGGGGCGTTAGCAGGCTCTGCTGCATCTTCTGCGTATCAATTGGGTGGAGAAGATTACACACGTTCAACAGGAAGAGTCTTAGGCTCTGCTGTTGCTGGTGGAGTAACAGGTGGAGTTACAGGTGCGCTTGCTGGAGCAGCAGGAGAATTAGGCAGTCAAGCAAAAGCAGATGTTTCAGACACTTTAAGAGGTATTCCTCTTAAATCTGAAGATGCTTCAATGGCGGGTGGTGTTCAGTACGCTTCGTTAGATACTGGTGTGGTATCCGATGCTGGTAATCCTAAGTTACAGGATGTTGTAGTTACTGCACAAAGACCGCCACTAGAAATTACAAGCACAGATATTATTGATACACCTGTCCAGCTAGATGATGTAACTATTACTAATAAGAGAGAAGAGACACCTTTAAATGTTGCGGAAGTAGAAAAGCCTGCGGCAGTGGAAGAACCAGCAGCAGTAGCAGAAGAAAAGCCAGAGGAAAAGCCAGCAGAAGACAAGCCTTACAAGCCAAACCTGTTTATCCTTGGCGGCAAGCAACCGAAAGCACCCACTAAGCCTACCTCCACTACTGTTTTAGGTCAGGCTTTAGGTACAACAACAGGGTTGACATCATCCCGTGGGGCTGGTGAAATTGAAGGCCCGTCCACGGGTAAGAAGCGTAAAAAAGTTTGGAACGAGGAAACCTTGCGTCTTAAAGACGCTCTAGGAGTGTAATCATGGCATCAGCAGTAAGACAAATTACCAGTGTTGGCGGCGATATACGCAAGATAGCGAGGCTTCTACAGAAAAAAGCCCCGCCCGGTCACATGTTGGCGTACATCAACCAAGAGGAAGCAGATTTGCTGAAAGAACGTGGAGGCTCTGGTCAACCACATGAAGACACTGGTATTCCATCTTTTGATGAATCAGGTATAGGTGATGCTTATCAATACACGGAAGAGGACTACATCAATCCTCCCGCTCGGTTTACACCTGAGTCAGAAGTTGCTGCCCCTGATTTAACACCATTAAATCCAACACAATTTAATGCTTCTGTTATGTCTTCCGGCGTAGACACTATAAGACCGGCTGGCCCAGACGTTGCTACGTCTAATGTATCTACGCCTGATGTATCTATGCCTACGTTTGCCACCCAGCCTGCCCTATACGGAGGTGACGCTGCAACGCCAACTCAGTACGGTGCGTTTGGTGAAATACCTACTTCTCCAGTAACTACAAAAACAGATAAAAGTTTGTTAGGTCAATTGTCAGAGAAAACAGGTTTTAGTGAAGAGACTTTGAAAAAATTAGGTATCTCTGGAATACAGGGATTAGTGGGCGCTTATCAGGCCAACAAAGCACAAGAAGCTGGGCAAGCTGGTAAACAAGAACTGTCTGCTCTGGCTGCACCTTACAAGCAGCAAGCACAAGAAATGATTGGCAAAGCACAGCGTGGAGAACTTACGCCTGTTGGACAACAGCAATTGCAAGCAGTGCAAGCACAGGCAGCGCAGGGTGCAGAGCGCCGTGGCGGTGTAGGCGCACAACAGTCTATGGCACAGGTAGAAGCCTTCCGACAACAGTTGTTGCAAGGTCAGTATGACTACGGTCTGAAGCTGTCTGGTATTGCGGATAACATCATCACTGGTGCTATCAAAACAGGACTGCAAGCTGACCAGTATGTGAGCAAGTTGACAACAGACTACTTTGGAAACATGGCTAGGATAATGGCTGGTGTTCCAGACAAAGTTACTACGGGAGCGTAATCATGGCTGATACATTCTCAACTCTTGACACTGGTGAATACACACCTCTGCCTAAAGTTCCCAAGGCAGGAGAACTCACTATGCAAGACGTATTGGGTGTTAGAGAACCCTTTACGCCTAAGAAACGTGTATTGCAAGAAAAGTTGTCTGGCGCTGATTTAGCAGTAGAACAGGCCAAACAACAAAAAGAGTTGGTTTCTGCCAAAGGTGAAGTAGCAGCTACAAAGAAGCAAGCTGAAGACATAAGAGGCGCAGAAGACACATACCAGAGCCAATTAATAGCAGAGCCGCTTCCTGCTTTTGTGCCAGACAAAGAATCTGCAAAAGACATTGCAGGACTGTTTTCTATGGTTAGCGTGATGGGTATGTTGCTTGGTGGTGGCGGCAAGCTAAATGCTATGCAAGCCTTGAGCGCCATGAACGGAATGTTGGAAGGTCACCAAAAAGGCCGTGCTGATTTATACAAAAAACAGGCTACGGAGTTTGACAAGAACTTTAAGTCTATGATTAAGAAGCATGAAGAGTTTCGCAAGAAAATGGAAGATGCGGTAAAGCTGGCTGCTGTTGACAAAGAGGCTGGTCTAGCAAACGCAAAAATGGCGGCGGTAGAAGCTGGAAGTCCAATTATCAAAGCTATGGTGGACAGGGGTGAGATTATCCGCGCACTAGAAACTTTAAACGACACTGTGCAAGGCCGTGAAGCTGCGCTCAAACTTGTGTTAAATGAGCAAGATAAAGCAGCAACCCGTAAATTGGCGGCAGACAAAGTTATAGCAGATGCACAGCGTCATCGTGAAGATATGGCTGCAAGAGAAAGAATGCGTTTAGCTATTTTAACTGCGGCTCAAGGACGTAGAGATGAGAAAGCATTGCAAGCTATTGGCCCTGCTCTAAGAAACATTGCAGAAAACTACGCAGAAGGTTCTGCTGACAAACTTGTTGGCGCTTCTACTGAAGACAAGAAAATTGTTCAAGGCTCTTATCGTGCGGTAGAAGAGTCAGAACAAGTTGCTGACTTCATAGCAAAGAATCCTAAAGCAGTTGGTGCTATGGCTGCTATCAAAAACTTTATCAAGATGGATGCTATCAAAAGCATCAAGAATGAAGATGAAGGTGCTGCTGCGGTGGAAAAATCACAAGCAGTTGATGCTGCAATTGATAGGGCTGTTCAATCTGGAAGTGTTAACAAAGATGATGCAGAATCAGCAAAAATCTTGCAAAAGAAATTGTTTGGTTTAGCGTTAGCTGATGTTCGTGGTTCTGGTCAAAGAGGCTCTGTTTATTTGGATAGACAGTTCCAAAACTTATATGACCAAGCATCTCGCCAAGACACTTTGATAAACATCATCAAAGAACGTGCAGAAGAGAACAACAGAAACTTGCGTGTTTACAAGTTAAATGTAGAGCGTCATAACAACCCAGAGTTGTTTCCTTTGATGGAAGCAAAGTCAACAACGGATTACATCAAAGAGAGAGCGCCTAAGTCTGGTGTACCAGAAAACATTGAAACGGCTTTAAAAGGTAAACCTGATGGAACAGGCGCAAGGGCTGGCGGCAAAACATATCGTGTTTATGGCGGTATAGTTAAAGAAGTACAGGAGTAACTATGGCTGATGAAATAGAGTTATTGCCTCCCCCAAGGTCTGCTGACGGAGTAGAACTACTAGCACCACTAAAAGCGCCTAGTGGGTTAAAAGGTGGTGTGGGTGCTGCTGCAAGAGGATTTGCAGAGTCAATTCCTTTTACTGGTGAAAAAATTGCAGAAAGTTTTGATTTACCAAAACCTAAAACTTTTCCAGAAAGACTTACCCGTAGGGCAGCGCGTAACCTTCCTTATGCTTTAGCCTCTGCTCCTTTTACTGGTGGCATTCCTTCTGCTCTTGGTTTTGTAGGAGCAACAACATTAGGTCAAGCGGCTGAAGAAATTGGAGTTCCTGAGGAATATCAACCACTTGCAGAAATTGTTGGTGGTGGTGTTGGTCAAGGAACTGCGGATGTTTTAGGCAGGACTCTTGGGTACATTCAAAAGCCTCTTGCTGCTTTATCTAAAAAAGCAAAAAACTTGGGTTATGAAATTGACTATGGTGCAAAAGCTACGCAAGGCATGAAATACGGCTCTGGTGGCACTCCACAAAGCGCCATTAGAAACCTTGATAAATTTACTGAAGAGGCTACTGCACGGGCTGGAAAACGAACAGCTAATGTTAATGCGGCATGGGTAGAACAGACGCAAGCTGAACTTGGCAATGAAGTAGGACGTTTGTTTGCTGGCAAAATATTTACATCAAAGCCGGGTTTTCCACAAAAAATACAAGATATTGTCAATGAAGCTGAAGGCATTTTTGGTCAACAAGGAAACACTGCTAGGACAATTATTGAAAAAAACATTGGTGGTCAACGTGCTGGTGGTGAACTTTTAAGTCCTCAGTTCAAAGCTGAAGACTTGCGAGGAGCAATCACTCAAGTTAATTCAGCGTTGTCTGGTGCAAAAGGCCCACAGGCAAAAGTTTTGCATGACTTAAAAGATGCCCTAGAAGAACTTGCCTCTAAAAATCTTACAGGCGCTGAAGCAAAGCAGTATGACGCATGGAGAAAGAAATACAACTCTTGGTCTGCTATCAGTGACTTGATTCAGTTGGAAGGCAAGACAGGCATCACTGCTTCTGGTCAAGTTAACCCAGAAAAGTTGCTTGATGAGATTACGCGCAGAACAGGTGGTAGAGCGGCTGCTAACCCGTTGTATAAAGACTTGGGAGAACTTGGCGACATCTTAAAATCCCAAGTCATCAAGCCTACAGGTGGTTTAAGTGCTGCTTTAGCATCTGCAACAGAAAACCCGTTGTCAAAAGGATTAGGAACAATTATGCAGCGCAGCGTTCCAATGAGAGGGGCTGGCCTTGCCGCTACTGCCCAGACCCTTGCCCCTGCCCAACAATACTTGCAAGCAAATACTCTTTTGCCAGCAAAACGACAAAATTGACCATGAGCAAGAAGCAAAAAGGCATCAATCCTGAGTTGGAGAAGGCCATCAATAACCTGATGGACTCCGTTACCAATGACCCTACCGCCTCTATTACAGACAAAATGCGGGTGATTGACCGTGCTTTAAAGCTGGAACAATTGAAGTTGAAAGACTCAGATTCCGAGTGGGGTAGCGGGTTTGGGTTAGACGATGATGAAGAGAAGTGATAACATGATTACTTCTCAACAGAAAGAGGGTATTTATCATGGATGCAACCGCAGTAGTCCGCATAGCGTTAGGTGTCATATCAGACCGTCTAATAACTATACTCGCACTCTTAACTTCGTTTGGCCTCGGATGCTGGACAATGTGGGGTCTGGGATGGGAGCGTGTCTCAGCACTAGCAATTTATGTAGTTTTCGCGTATCTTGTAGTAACCTCAAAGGAGAAGAGTAATGTCAGTACAACGTCCTCACGACATAAATCAGCAGATAGCTAAATCAACCCGTCCTCAGTTGCCCCGTGATGGCAGCAAGGATATGGAGCGTTGGCAGCCGGGTCAACTTCCCAAAGGAGGTTTTCGCTCTGTGTTTGATTTCTCAGGCACACCCACCTATGACACTAAGAAAAGCCCCACTGAAGGCGGTGGCTGCAAGGTGTACTAATGGCTAACAATATTGCTTTCCAAGCACAGGGAAAGACGTATAGGGCTAACGCTACTACGGCTTCCCAGATTATCAGCATTACCGCTGATAGCCCTTGCAATCAGCTAATGGTGGCTAACCACCAGCCTGCTGGAACTACTGGACAGCCGGTGTATTTTTATGTGAGTTCCAACTCTAGCGCTACTATTGCAGCGCCAGCTAACGGTTCTCCGCAGTACGCA